GTCAGCGCTTCAAAAGGCGATAAGAAGAGCTGATGCACGGGTTGCAGGATATTTTGCTTTAGAGCTTTATCATTCAGGATTCTGGAAATATGTGTGGAAGAGATTATTTGTTATTTCTGCAGAGGACTGCTATGGAGCTATAACACAGGAAATCCTTTCACTTTACGAGGGATTCAAAATTGTGAATGAGGGAAGGAAAGATGTTGATAAGGGGCGTATCTTTATTTCAAAGGCTGTTCTTCTGCTTGTAGAGGCAAAACATTCACGTGACTCAGACCACCTCCAGAATTATATTTATGATCGTGCGATGGTTAGCGATGAAGAAGTGGCGAAATATCTCGAAGAAACCCTCAGTTCGGATGCGATACAGGTCCCTGAATACACTTTTGATTGTCACACTCTCGAAGGCAAAAGGAGAGGTAAAACGAAAAGTCAGTTTTTCCTTGAAGAGTACGAAGCGTTAGCAAATAAACAGAAAGGACTATTTGATTCTGTAATATATGATTAAAAAACAGGTAAAAAACAGGAATGGCAGGAACTAAGCCAAACAAAACATCATTCAAGAAAGGGCAAAGTGGCAATCCTAAAGGCAGACCGCCGAAAGGGGAGTCCTTGACAGAACTTCTTCGCGCTCAGTTGGAAGACTACGTTCCAGATAAAAATGGAAAGCCCTCAAAGAAGAAGTTCAAAGAGATTGTATCGCAGAGACTGATTAGCCTGGCTATGTCCGGCGATGTTTCAAGTCTTAAGTACATATTTGACCGGACAGATGGCTATCCGACACAGGCGGCGAAGGTCGAAACCGAGATGTCAGTTATAGTAAAAGCCCCTGAACCGGAAGAGGATGATGAAGGTGAATGAGTTGCTATATAGACTTATCACGTATTCGGGAGGTAATTAACCCCGTTTATTATAAACTCCTGTGGTGCTATAAGCGCTTTCAGGTGTATTATGGAGGAGCAGGAAGCGGAAAGAGCGTATTTATAGCGCAGAAGGTTCTATTCCGCATAATGACAGAGAGCAAGTGCAGGGTGCTTGTTCTCAGGAAAATCGGCAAGACGACACGCTATTCGACGTGGGACTCCATTCTTGATCTTATATCAGAGTGGAATCTTGAAAAGTTCTTTGAAATCCATAAATCAGGATACCGAATAACCTATATCGGGAACGGTAATGACATTATCTTCTCAGGTCTTGATGAAAGTGAAAAGATTAAATCAATCCGCCGTGTAACGATTGTATGGCTCGAAGAAGCAACTGAGTTTTCACCAGAAGACCTTAAGCAGCTAAATCTCAGACTTAGAGGGAAAAACAAGAAAGTAAAAGTTTGTTATGAGCTATATCTATCTTTCAACCCGATTGATGAAGACCACTGGCTGAAAGCACGCTTTTTTGACCGAATAGATTCAGATTGTAGAATCATTCATACAACATATTTAGACAATCAGTACCTTGACGAAGAATATATAAAAGAGCTGAACAAACTCAAAGAGCTTGATCCGGTTTACTATGAGATATATGCTCTTGGAAAATGGGGTCATATACGCGGTGCGAGGGTATTCCCTCATAACATTGTTATTCACGAATTCCCGTATGATGAGCACAGCCTTGAGAACGTGCGCCACGGCTTAGACTTTGGGTTCAATCATGCTACTGCATTGATGAGTACGGGCTTTAAAGATGGAGAATTATATCTCTTTGATGAGTTTTGGAAGAAGGGAAGGACGAACACTCAGCTCATAAATGATATAAAAGAGTCAGGATGGGATTTGAGCCGACACGTTAGATGTGACTCTGCAGAACCGGACAGATACTATGAATTCAGAGACGCAGGGTTTAATATCAGTCAGGCAGAAAAGGGGGCAGGGTCTCTCAAAGCCGGAATCGATTATCTGCGAGGAAGAAAGATTCATATTCATGCGACAAAGTGCCCGAATGCTGCAAGAGAGTTTCCGGCATTCAGGTACAGAGAAGGGAAGGATGGAACACTTTACGAAGAACCAGTCGAGATCAATGACGATACAATAGCGGCGGTAAGGTACGCGGTAGAAGATTTGTGGATGAACAACGTACCGGTAGTATGGAATCCGAGAGGATTGAGAATGTAGGAGGAAGAATGAAAATAGGACAGATAAACGAGAAAACAATCGCAACCGCGCTCAGTCTCACAGAAAGGAAAAGAAGAATAGCCGGACAAATGATAGAAAGATACGATCAGGAGAAACTGCCGATTCAAGAACGAAAGTATGAGATTGATGGAGAGGAACAGAAAGGACTCATTAAGCGCCTTTTATCCGTGGACATCTTCTCAGAGATAGTGGATATATCGACCGGTTACCTCGTTGGCATTCCCGTTGCGATTAACCTGAATAAAGACAGGTACAAGAGAGAGCAAACCCTTTTCTCGAAGTTGAAAGAAAAGGTTTTGCCAGGCTCACCTGAGATGAAGCTTGATGAAGACTCTTATCGTTTACAGCGATATGGAATAATAAACGATATTGACCTTCAGAATGCAGAGGTTGAGAAATTCTGCTCTATCGCCGGTAACTGTGGACGCTTAAGCTATGTGTCAGGAACAGAGATAATGAGCAAAACAATCAAGCCCTCAGAGTGTTCTTTCTTCGATGATGCAGCTTTGTATTTGTCTAGTGTAGAAGAGATAACGGAGAACACCGTCAAAACAGTGTTATACTGCAGAGCCTATGATGCAGTGAATATGTATGAGTTTAAAAATGATGGCGAATGGAAATTCGTTAAGGAAGTTCCACACGGATTTGATGGAATACCTCTTATCGAATGCAAAAATAACGAGAGAGGAAATGCAGACGCATACAATGTTATTGATCTACTCGACCAGCTTGACCGTATAGTATCAGATTGGGCTTCAGAGACAGAACAGGGCAGGCTTGCAGCACTTATTGCTATGGGGAAAACAAAACCTTCAGACACTTTTATTGCGGAACTTAAAAAGAACGGCGGAGCATATCTTCCGGATGGTACAGATATTAAATATATTACGAAAGAAATTCCTTTTGAGCAAATACTTGCCTTGCTGAAATTCCTCAGAGAAGAAGCTTTGTATACTTCCAAGACTCCGAATATGCGCGATGAATCTTTCGGCGGTAACCTATCAGGGGTTGCACTCGAATACAAGTTTCGCCCGTTCGAGTTTAAGTGTGTAACGAAAGAGAGATATTTCACAGCGTTTCTAAGAGAGCATTACCGCCTTGTGTGCGGAATTATGCGGAAGTTCGGCAAGGGAGATATAGCATATAGCGCGATAGATTTCACTTTCACACGGAACTATCCGAAGAACCTGTTTGAAGAAGCTCAGACTCAAAGCCTTCTTGACGGCAAAGTTCCAGTCAAAGACCGCCTCAAGCTCTGCTCTTTCATATCCGATCCGGACAAAGCTGCAAAAGAGCTCGAAGCCGAACAGGGGGAGTCATTATATAAAGGATCCTTCAGCAAAACAAGGACCGAAGGAGAAAAAGACCCAAACGAAGACATAGAGGAAGAAGAGAGTGGATATAAAACGTCTGCTTGATACATATTACTGGCTCACCAAGGACGAATTAAGAGCGCTATGTCTTTCGGCTCTTGATGACTGCGAGAAAAAGCTCCGCAAGTACGAAATGAAACACGGTGCAAGCGGACTTTCTCTCTCTCAGTCGTATCAAGCAGGAAGATTGCGCGCTCTTGAGGACGAAATAAACGGAATCCTCACTGATTTATCAGGCAATATGTACGACACGTTGAAGATTCAATCGATCAATGCGTATCAGACAGGGGTTATTTTCAATAATTATCTTATAGACAGTTCAGTTCCTTTTTCTGTTCCGTTCTCGGGAGTAAACAAGCATTTGATGATGGAGTCTGTCAGCAAAGAGATTGCAGGAATGACTCTTAAGGACAGAGTAACGCCCGAAAGACTCAATCTATTATTCAAAGAAAGGGAAGCGGTAGCAAAAGGAGCGATGCTTGGCTGGGGAGAGAAGAAGACAGCTCTTCAGATACAAACCGAGAACTTAAGAGAAGGTATTGATAAGTCGTATAAGCAATGTTTGAACATTGCCCGAACAGAATTAACTCGAAACTGTACAGCCGGATATATTCAGAATCAAGCAGAACTGCGATCCGAATACAGTCTTGATATACGTCCAAAATGGCTCGCTGCGAACGGAGAAAGAACGAGAGAAGCTCATTTATATCTCAGAGGAAAAGAAGCGTCAGTGTGGAGAAACGGAAGATATGAGTTCGAGTGGAATGGTCATTATTCCCCTGGTCCTGGAATGTGGGGAATCGCATCGATGGACTGTAATTGTCGATGCCGGACTACATCAGTCGTGAAAGGATATGAAGAATTTTACCCAACAGAGAACACTTATCTGAATTGGGTACAGCATAACATGGTTCATAGCGATAATTCTTACTATCGGGATATGGGAGCTAAGATAGTCGCAGAATATACAGCGGCATAATGTTCAAAAAAATGGAACTTTTGCCGGAAATTAATTGACAAAACCGAAAGGAGGTTTTTATGTTAAAAAATCTATTACACTGTCTGCCTTTAGCATGTATGGAAGCAGACAAAGTCGTAACCGGTGGGGGAGATTCAACCGAAGTATCAACCGCAGGGGACAAAAAAGCTGTTGAAGAGGGGCAGAAAGGCAACTCGGAAACAGTCACTCTAACGAAGGAAGAGCTTGAGAAGCAGAAACAGTCTTATGCTGACCAGCGCGTCACTGATGCTATCAAAACTCATTCCGCAAAACTTGA